TTTTAAAACTTTTTTAAACCTGTATAAAATAAAAGAGTTATATTTGTAACATCAAATTATTACTAACCTAAAAAAACTAATTAGAAGTATGAAAACAACAACAACACAACTAACTGTAAATGAAGCAGTTAGATTAGCAAAAACAACAGGCGTTATAATAGATAACGTAGATTTATTTAAAGTAGTTAACTACATAAATGAATACGAAATCTTAACAAGTTATACACTTAAGTATAACGAACCGAAAGTTGGAAAAACGACAATTTTCAAAAATTTTACACAAAAAGATTATCAACAAGATTTAACCTGTAGCAATCCAGCAGTACAGAATTAAATATTGAAAAACGCTAAATTAGTATACATGAAAAAAAAAATCAAAGCCGGAGTGGTGGTTTACAAAAAATAGCTAAATGTTAAAAAGTAAAAAAAATTTTTAAATATCAAAAATAATTATATAACCAATAAAAAACAAAAAAAATGAAAAACGGAAAAACACTACAAGAATTAGCAATCGAAATCCAAAGACAACAAGATGCTAAAAGAGACTTTTTAATTCCAGCAAACAGAATTAGCGCATTTGTACATGGTAACGAAATGGAATTAGGATTCGGTATCAAAGACAATAGCGAAGAATTATTTACTGGTGGATTAACGCAAAATGGCCATCAGCAATTAGGTTCATTTTGTGATATTCCAAAAAAATATTATGATATGATGATACCTCATCCAGATTTATTAACTAAAAACGTTAATCATTGGTTACTTAATTCAGATTCTAGAAGAACAGTTAGAACATTAGATGGTAAAGTAAGAGCAGTATTAAGCGATAAGTATCGTAGATTAGATAATTTTGACTTAGCTCAAAATATATTACCTATGTTAAATGATGCTCAAGTAGAAATTGAAAGCTGCGAAATAACTGACAATAAGTTATATATAAAAGCTATTACTCATAAAGTTCAAGCTGAAGTAAAAAAAGGAGATGTTGTAAGTGCTGGTATTATTATTAGTAATAGCGAAACTGGACATGGTAGTTTAAGTGTTAAACCATTAGTTTATAGATTAGTTTGCAGTAATGGAGCTATTGCAGATGACTATGCTATGCGTAAATATCATGCTGGAAAAGCTACAGATATGATGCAAATTGAATTTGCTAATGATACTCTTAGAGCTGAAGATAAAGCTTTTTGGTTAACTGTTAGAGATTTAGTTAAGTACACACTTGAAGAAACTACATTTAATAAAATAGTTGAAACAATGAGAGAAAGTACAGAAAAACAAATTTTAATGCCTGAAAAAGCTATTGAATTAGTTTCTAAAAAATACTCTTTTAATGATTTTGAACAAAGTAATGTATTAGCTCATTTAATCAAAGGTGGTGATTTAACAAGTTGGGGATTAGGTAATGCAGTTACTCGTATGGCTCAAGATGTAAAAAGTTATGATAGGTCAACAGATTTAGAGTCTATTGGTTATCAAATAATGCAACAAAATTGGAATTAAAATTAACACGGTAGGAGTTAACTGCTCCTACCTTTTTTTAAAATTATGAAACAATATAAAATACAATCACCATCTGGTAAAATATTTAAAGTATTAGCTGAAAGTATTTATCACGCTATTCAAATATGTGTATCAGCAGAAAGTTTTAAATACTCAAACATCCAATATAAAAAAGCATGAATATACTAGAAAAAGCAAATGAAATTGTCAATTTGCACAAAGAAGAAAAAGAAAGACAATACGGTCCATTTGAAGAAGGAATGGAAAGAGCTGCTAAAATATTATCAGGAATGACTGGTCAACAAATAAACGCAGAATTTATGTATAAAGCATTAGTTGCATTAAAGTTATCTAGAGAGTCTTATAATCATAAAGAAGATAATCTTTTAGACGCAGTAGCTTATTTAGGTAGTTTAAATAATTATTTAGAAAAATGAAAACAGCAATAATAGGCATAATAAATAATCCAGCAAAATCAGAAAATTCACATTCTGCAGGCATGGTAAATATTATTTCAAAGTTATTTAATGCTGAAATAATTACTGAAAACGAAAATTGGAACAATTACGATAGACTTATCATTTATCACGGTCCAAATTTTAAAATTGGTTCTTTTAACATAATTGGAGGCTTAAGTGATGATATAATTGTTAGAGCTAAAAAGTTAACTGAATATAATGGTAAAGTTTATTCATTAGATGGTTTTCAATTAAACGATTTTTCTGTTAAAAGAAAGTTAGAAACTTTTAATGACTACTTAAATATAGAATTGATAAATTTGCCAGAAAGAGAAAATTTAGTTATTGGAGATTCTCATAGTATATCAGTTTGGCCAGACGAATCTTATGCAATATCAAGAAATGATGGTAAAACTTTACATGGATTTTTAAAAATGAATTTAGATTTATCAACTTACAAACATATTATAATGTATTTTGGCAATATTGATATTAGATTTCATTTAGCTAGACAAGTTAACCCATTAGAAGCTACTAAAGATTTATTTAATAGATACTGCGAATACGCTTCAAAATATAATTGTAGTATAGTGCAGTTATTACCTATTGAAGATGAAAGCAGAAAAATTCCAAAATCAGGATTATATAAAGGCAAACCATTTTTTGGAGATATTGAATTAAGAAAAGAACTAAGAAGAGTAGCAAATGAAGTAATGTTAGAAAGTGGTATTGACTTTTTAACTTGGCCAGATTATTTTGTTGATGAAAAAGGAAATCTTAAATTTGATATTATGGAACCAAAACAATCAGTGCATATTAGACCTAAATACTATATGAAAGAAAACAAAAAACAATTTAACTTATTTAATTTTTAAAAACATGAAAAAAATCAAAGTAGCAATTATTGGCGCTGGAAATTGCGCTAAATCGTTAGTAGAAGGAGTACAATTTTACAGCGAAAACAATCAAGTATCTAATGGAATTATGAGACAAGACATTGGAGGTTATAAAGCAGAAAATATAGAATTTGTTTGCGCTTTTGATATTGATGAACGCAAAATCGATTTACCTTTAGGAAAAGCATTAAAACAAAGACCAAACTGTGCTTGGGATATAGTAAAAGAAATAAAAAATCAATCACCAGTTTATTCTGCTCCAGTAATTGATGGTTATGCATTATTAATGGATGGTTATCCAGAAAGTAATAGATTTTTAGTTTCTGAAGAATTAAGAAATTCTACAGAAATGAACAGAACAAATTGGACAGATAAAAAAGCTAAAGAATGGAAAGAAAAAATTATTTCACAATTAAAACATCATGAAGTTGAAATTTTAATCAATTATTTGCCAGTAGGTTCTCAAAAAGCAACAGAATTTTGGGCAGAAATTTGTTTAGAAACTAAAATTTCATTTGTTAACTGTATACCAGTATTTATAGCTTCTGATTTAGCATGGGAAAAAAGATTTATTGATGCTGGAATACCACTAATAGGAGATGATATGCGTTCTCAGTTTGGAGCTTCGATTTTATCACAAATGCTTCAAGAATTAGCTTTTGAAAGAGGACATAATGTTAAATGCCATATCCAAAGAAATGTTGGAGGAAATACAGATTTTTTAAATATGGAAGACAAATCAAGATTAAAGTCTAAAAAGATTTCAAAAGAAAATGTAATTAGAGCGCAAAATGATATTCGTGGAATTTCTACTGAAGATTCTTTTTTACATGCTGGTCCTTCTGAGTATATATCTTATTATGGAGATAATAAAGTAGCTAATTTTAGATTAGAATTAGAAGGATTTGGTGGTTCACCAGTAATTTTAGATGCTCAATTATCTGTTCAAGATTCTCCAAATTCTGCTGGAGTAGTTATTGACGCTATTAGATATTTACAAGTAGCAAGAGAAATGGGTATAGTTGGAGCTTTAAGAGGACCATCAGCATTTACTCAAAAAACACCACCAAAACAAATGATGTTTTCAGAAGCTTTAAATGAATGCGAAGCTTTAGCAAAAAGAAAATTAACAGAAACAACTAAAAAACAAATAATATAATGAACGGAATAGATTACATATATGGTTACGATTTTGATGGAGTTATTTCTATAGGTATTAACCCAATGAGTAAAGAAGATGTTATTATAACTGGAAGATGCATTGACGAAAAAAATTTAATATTAAATCAACTTAGAAAAAGAAAAATATCTAATAAAGTATATTTTAATCCAATGACTTTAGAACAAAGAGGTAACCATACTGAACAAGCGAGAACTTATTCGGCATTACATAAAGCTAAAAAAATTGAAGAATTAAAATCTAGAGGGTTAAATGTAGTTAGGTTTTTTGAAGATGATGAATTGCAAAAAGACATAATTCAAAAAAACCATCCTGATTTAGAGATAGTTCATATTGTTTCAAATTTAATACAAAAATAATGGAAAGAATAAAATTGCCAAATTTACCTATATCAAAAGAAGATAAAAGAAGTTTAAAGAAAAAATACGTCGAAATTTTAAAAGCTGAAGAGCAAGTAGATAAAAAAATGATCGACCAAAGCATAAATAATTATTTGCTAAAAGAAGTAGACTATAAGAATAAAATTTGTTTAGACTTAGGTTGTAACATTGGAGCTTTTACTCAAATAGCTTTAGACTCTGAAGCAAAAAAAGTTTATTCTGTAGAATGTGATAAAAGAAATTTTGAAAAAATATCAAAAACTTTTGAAAACGAAAGTCAAGTAGAGTTAATTTTTGGAGCTGTAAGTGGATTAGAAGAAGAAAAAATAAAAATATATAAATCTTCTAGTGGAAATAAACATTGCTCTACTTCTATAATTAGTAAAATGAGATTTGGAGAATATGACGAAGTTCCAAATGTAAATTTCAAATATTTAATAAATAAAATAAATCCAGATATAATAAAAATAGATATTGAATCTGCAGAATACACTTTTATAGAAGATTTGTTAGATTATTTTCCAGAAACTTTATTTATTGAATTTCACGGTAAAAAAGAAAAAATGGAAAAAACAATTGAATTATTTAAGTCTAAATATAAAAATTATAAAGTTGAGCCACTAATTATTTACGTTAACCAAATATGTGGTTATGATTGTTTTTTTAAAAAATAATAAATATGAGCAATAAAAACTTAATGGAATTAGATTCAAAAAAAATTATTGAGTTAATTCCAAATGAAAAAAAAGAACTTATAAGAGATTTTGTTCATGAAATGAATCGTAGAGAATATGAAGTTAGATTTCAAAAAAAATGTAATTTTGATACTTTTAAACATTTAGAGAATGAAGAAAATAAATTTGGATATGGATTTATAGTAGATAATAAATCTGTACCATATTTCCATCCTAATAGGTCTTTTCACGATGAAATTATTTGGCTAAACAATAATGTGTTTTATAATCCTGATTGTACTTTTGAAGATAAGCTAATAAACGCAGCTATTGTTAAATTTTATGGACCATCAAATACTATAAGTTTAATAACTAAAGATACAGATAGTCCTTTTATAAAATATAATTCATTAGTTAATGACTATAATTATGTCCAAAAATGTATGGTGAATTTAGAAAATGCTAGAAAACAAAATACTAAAATATACGGCACAACTGAATTACGTACAAGTTTACAAACAGAATCTAGAAACTATTGTAGAGAAATAAATACTCCTTATGATGACTTTATTAAATCAAATTTTAATAATCAAAGAAAAGGTAGAGCTAGTGATATAGTTTATTGGTTTACTTATTTAGGACCAAAATTTGTAGAATTTTACAAATCTAAACCTTCAATGGAACAATCATTTGATTTTTTAACATCTATAAGAGGAATTGGAAACTATTACGGATATCATTTTAGCACTAATTTAGCTAGGATGCCAGAAATAGGAACTGAGTTATTATTAAAAAATTCAACTAATAAATTTGGTAATTTAGATGAAGATGATGACTTTGTTGCGCCAGGAGTAGGAGCAATGTCTACTATAAATTGGTTTTATAAAGACTTAGGTATAAGCATCTCTACAAAAGTAGGAGCTAAAGTTATTCAAGCAATTAGAGATAATCAAAATGAGTTTTTTAATTTTAAAGGAGAAAGTTTAAATGTTTTAAATGAAATAACAGAAATAGGAAGGTTTACTACTTTTGGCGTAGAGATAAGTTGTTGTCAATTTTCTGTTTATTTAAGATTAAAAAATAATAAAAATATGGCTTTAAGAAGAGCCAGCGCTCCAATAAGTAAAGAAGGATTAGATAATAACGAAGAAATTAGTCAATTAAAATTATTTTAACAATCAAACGTTAATAACTTATAGTTATACATTTGTAACATTTAATTATATTTGCAATATGGAAATAGGAGCAACATACTACTTTAAATTTGCAGGAAGCGTATTAGAAGGTGAACTAATAGAAATAAAAACTACTTATGGTAACTTGACATTATATGTTTTTAAACCAAATGATGGATTCAAATATCCAGTAGAATTAAAAGAAATTATTAAACAAAAATAAATATGAAAAAAGAAAAAAAAGAAAAGTTAAAATTCGGAAATGAATTTGAATCAATTAGAGAATGGGCAAAGCAAAGAGGAATCTATGAAAAAGGAGATTCTAAAACCCAATTTATTAAACTACAAGAAGAAACTGGAGAATTAGCAAAGTCTATTCTTAAAAAAGATAGAGAAGAGTTAATTGATGCTATAGGAGATTGCGTAGTAGTATTAACAAATTTAGCAGCTTTAGAAGGATTAGATATTGAAGATTGTATAAAAAGCGCTTATAAAGTAATTTCAAAAAGAACAGGTAAAATGGTTAATGGAACATTCGTTAAAGACAAATAATATGAAAACAAGAAAAGTAACAATTGACAAATATCAAATAGCTATTCAAGAGATAGTTGACTTAATTAAGTCTAAAAATGGAAAAGTAATTTTTAAAGAAATGTTTGAGATAGCTAGGAAAAATAGAATATCTTGGACCTGTGTTGATGGAGTATTAAAAACAAAAATAGTAGAAAAAACAAATGTAGGCCTTTTTAAAGTTAATGTAGATAAGATAGAACCAATACACGCTAGAAAAGTAATTGAGTTAAAAAACACAACTCAAGTAATGAATAGAAAAAAACCAAATAAAAAAAATGTAAAAAAAGAAGTAGTTAAAAAAGAAGAAATAAAAGAACCATTATTAAAGCAAACACGTTTTCTTGGAGAAAAAGAAAATAATAAAAAAACAATATCAATTTTTTGGGGTTTAATCAAAATAAATTATTAGTTATGTTATTGACATGTAAAAGTATATCAAGGCCTTATAAAGGACCACACACAGAATCTTTAATTGTTACTTATTATTTATATGATAATGAAGGAAAAGAGTACCGTTGGCATGAAGGACCTAATAAAGCTTTAGGTTGTAAAGTTGGAGATGTATTAGATGGAATAGTAATAAAAGAAAAAAGTGATAAAAACTTTAAAAAGAGTATTGTTGACTATAAAAAATCTAATCCAGTAGTAGTGTACTATCAAACATCAATAAAAATATGAGATTTAAAAACGCAAACGAAGCATTTCTTCATTATTATCTTTATATTAGAGATAATGGATGTGATGTTCAAGACACTAAATGTTTATTTAATGAAGGTTTTTATATAGAAAATCCTTTAGATAATGAAATAAAAGTAAACTTTAGAACTTGGAAAAAAGAATATGCTGAATATGAATGGCAATGGTATTTATCAAAAAATAGAAGCGTTAAAGAAATTAAAACAAAAGCTAAAATTTGGGATAAAATGCATATTGGAGATGATATAGTAAATTCTAATTATGGTTGGCAATGGAGTAGAAATGAACAATTAGATTATATTATTAAAGAATTGAAAAAAAATCCAGAATCGAGAAGAGCAGTAATAACTATTTACGATGGAAAAGAATGGGATAGTTTTAACAATGATACTCCATGTACTTTAGCTATTAACTTTAATATTTTTGAAAATAAGCTTAACATGAGTGTAGTAATGAGAAGCAATGATTTATGGTTTGGATTTTGCAATGACCAATATTGTTTTAGTAAATTACAAGAAAAGTTAGCTAAAGAATTAGATATTGAAGTAGGTTGGTATTATCATTTTGCTAATAATTTACATTTATATAACAAACACTTATGCTTAAAATTCTAAATTTATATACTATTAGTAAAATATTTGAAAACGCTGAACGTAAAATTAGTTCTAGAGCTAAAATGTTATACATAAATTGTTTAATGCATTATTTTAAAGACAAATCAGCTACAGTATCTAATGCGGTAGCTTTTGAATTATTCGAAGAAGATTTTAAAGACTATGAAAAGTATAAAACTTTAATGCAAGAGCTTCATAAAGCTGGACTAATTAGTATAGGAATTAAGTCTATAACTTTTAATAATGTTTGGGGTAAACATATAGATAGAACACAACTTGAAAAAGTTAACCCAGTAGAATATGTAGCTGGTTTCAGTTTTAATGGAATAGAACATTTTGAGAAAGATTTAAAGCAAAATTCTAGAGTATTTGAAATAGCACAAATGAAACATAAAATAAAAAAAGAAGATGTGTTAGCGTTTATAGATTCATTTATTTTAGAGCAAAAAGCTATTGAAAAAAAGTATACTAACCATAATGATTGCGTAAAACATTTTATTTATTGGTTGCCAAATCAAGTAAAACAAATGCCTAAACAAGCGGAAAATAAAATAAAGTCTAATAACAAAATTTTAGGTATATGAAGAAAAAAGAAAATAATTTACCATTAGTATTAGAAAACCAAATAATACCAGTAGCTCAAGATATAGAATGCTCAGTATTAGGAATGGTTTTATTGGATAACACTAATATGATTGAAGTATGGTCAGACTTTAACCCTAATTTATTTGCCGTAAAAGAAAATAAGTTAATAGCTGAAGTAATATTTGAAATGTACAAAAATGATAAAGCTATTGACATAATGACTTTAACGGTTGAATTGAATCAAAAGCAATTATTAAAAGAAGTTGGTGGACCTTATTATATAACTAATTTAACTTCAAAAGTGGTTTCTAGTGCTAATATAAATTTTTATATAAAAATCTTACAACAAAAGTTTTTAGAAAGAAGCATAATTTATATTTGTAATAAGAACTTACAAAGGATATTAGATTTTAGAGAAGATGTTTTTGATGTATTTGCTAACTTACAAGTTGAATTGGATAACTGCCTTAAAGACGTTTTAAAATATGAAGTTTCTAAAATAAGCGAAATACATTATGATATTATTTTTAAAATGTCTAATGTAATAGAAAAAGGAATTAAAAGTGGAGTTCCAACTGGGTTTAATTTATTAGATAATGTTACTAATGGTTGGCAAGATTCTGATTTAATTATTTTAGCTGGTAGACCATCAATGGGCAAAACTGCTTGTGCTGTTTCTATGATTATTCACCCATCTATTGAGAAACAAATTCCAGTAGCTATTTTTAGTTTAGAAATGTCTAAGTTCCAATTAGGAGGAAGGATTCAATCTTATATTAGTGAAATAAACGTTTCAAAAATTATTAAGTCTCAATTAAACATAGAAGAACTAAGAGTAATAATATCTTCATGCGATTCATTAGATAAAGCTCCTTTATATATAGACGATACGCCAAATATATCTTTAATAGAATTAAAATCTAAATCCAGAAAGCTTGTAAAAGAAAACGGAGTTAGACTAATAGTTATAGATTATCTTCAATTAATGAGAAGTGGTTTAAATATTATGCATAGAGAGCAAGAAATAGCGGAAATAAGTAGAGGTTTAAAAGCATTAGCTAAAGAACTAAATATACCAGTAATAGCTTTGAGCCAGTTAAGCAGGACTGTAGAATCTAGAGGAGATAAAAAACCAATGTTGTCAGATTTGAGAGAGTCAGGTCAAATTGAACAAGACGCGGATATGGTTATATTTTGCTATAGACCAGAATATTATGGAATAGAACAATATGAAATAGGTTCTCAAAACTTTGAAACTTTTGGTTTAATGATGTTGTTAGTAGCAAAGCATAGAAATGGTGAACTTGGAGAAATACCTTTAAGATTTGTACATGAAAACGCTAAAATAAAAAACTATAATAATTTTAATAATTCAAATAATAGTAATACATTTGTATCACCAAACGAAATCGATGTAATACAAAATAATACAGACTTTTTAAATCAACAAACTCCATTTTAAAATGATTTCAGAAACAGAAAGAGAATTTGTAAAAAATACAAATAACAAAACAGTAGACTATATTAAGTCTTTGATAGGCGCTTATTATGAAGTAGATAGTAGCATTTTTAATTCTAAAAAAAGAAATATAGAAAGTGTAAAGCCAAGACACATGGCTATATATATGGTTAAAAAAAATACTAATTTACCATTAGTTCAAATAGGTAATATATTCAATTGCGACCATTCTACAGTAGTTCATGTTGAAAAAAAGTTCACAAATTATATTGAGTTCGATAAAGATTTTAAAAATGAAGTAAATGAAATCCAGTCAATTATAGATAATAAAAAAATAGAGTTAAATACAAATATAGACTTAAACAAAGACTATTACTATATACCACTAAATGACTTTAAAAGTATAAAAGTAAAAAATAATAAAGCTATAATATTTGTTAACTTTAATGAAAAAGACTTAAGGTATTTAAAAATAATAGATATTATAGGAGAAGAAGTATTATATAACCATGAAACAAAAGTAATAGAGCATAATAATAAAAAAATGTGTGTATTAGAAAAAATAAAACAAGATGAAAAAAACAACAATAATAGTTAGAGGCTTTGATTGTGACTTTGAAGTTACTGTTCAAAGAAAAGAATTTTTAGATTTTGAAAGCGCAGAAAGTTATATAAAAAAAGATATAGTTTCTACAGCTTCAGTTAAAGGTTTAATATATCACGAAGAACAAGAAGACTCGTTAATATTAAATCAAAATTACATTTGTCCAAACTATAAATTTAAGAACTATGAAAGTAAAAAAGCCTAAAGAAAAAATACACGGAAATAATATTAGGAAAATTTTAGAAGAAATAGAAATGACACAACAAGAACTATCGGACTTAACTAATTTAAGCTCAAGTTTTGTCTCTAAAATAATTTTAGGTAAAAGAAGATGTATAAGTTTACCTATTGCTTTTAAAATATCTAACGCTTTAAATAAACCGGTTGAAGAAGTTTTTATAGCTAAATCTTACAATAAAGTAAACGAAGAAGAAGATTAACAAATAATTGTTCATAACTTATCGTAGTACATTTGTAACATTTAATTATATTTGCAACATGAACGAAATACAATACATAAAAGATAGCTTTCCAGAATACTTGTCTAAAAAAGATTTTATTAGCTCTTCAGACATTAAAAGTTTTTTAAAAAGTCCTAAGTATTATTACTGGAATAAATACCTGAGCAATGTTAAAGAAGAGCAAAGACATTTTGCTATAGGTTCAGCTTTACATGAAATGATTTTAGAACCTCATTTATTTAAAAGTAATTACATTGTAATACCTAAAATAGACAAAAGAACAAAAGAAGGTAAAAGTCTTTATAATGAGTTTTTATTAGAATCTCAAGGAAAAAGATTGATAGAAGAAAATGAAATGTCCATGATTTTAGAAATGGCAGAAAACGCTACTAAAAATGAAACTTTCATGTCTTTTTTAGAAAATAGCCATAGAGAAGTATCTTGTTATAAAGTTGACGAAATTACAGGACTAAATTTAAGAATAAGACCAGATATTTTGCCTCAAAATAAAAGCGCTATAGTAGATATTAAAAGTTGTATTGATAGTAGCCCAAAAGAATTTAAAAGAAATGTTTATTCTTTTGGATATTCTATATCTGCTGCTTATTATTGTGATGTATTAAAAAGAGAACATTATGTTTTTGCTGCTATAGAAAAACAAGCTCCTTACGACATAGCTTTATATTCTTTGAACGATGAAATGATAGAATTTGGAAAACAACAATATAGAATGGCTTTAGATTTACTTAAATGGAGCTATGATAATAACTATTGGTGTTCACATAATGAGTTCGTTATACTTAAAGAGTGTTATGAATTAGGAAACTTAAATGAATTTTTAGAAATAAATAAACAATCGCAAAAAATAACTATATTATGAAAGTAAAAGTTAAAATAAATATTGAAGTAGAAGTTGAAGTAGAAGGAAAATTTTTTCCAGAAAAATATGGTTCATTTTATAAATCAAATGGAGACCCTGGAGAACCGCCAGAACAAGCTCAATTTGAAATACATAATGTTAAATGGGATTCTTTAGATATAACAGAAAAGCTTGACGAAGAAGGATTTGACTGGAACGCTTTAGAAGAAAAATGTATAGAAACTTTAGAAAATTAAAAATATGAGAACTGAAAGAGCATTAAAACTTAAGCTAAATCAATTAAATAGCATTTTACAGTATCGTCACGGTAAAGATAAAGAAATACTTTTAGCAGAAATAAAACTTATGGAATGGATATTAAATATGGACAAAAGGTCTCAATATTTAAAAATACTAACCAATAAAAACAAATAAAAAAGACCCATTAAAAATGAGCCTATTTTATGCTATAATAATAGCGTTTGTTAAGAGATTACAAATATAAAATAACTAACCAATAAAAAAAAATAAATATGGAAACAAAAATTTTAGAAGAATTTATAGAAGAATTAAAACAAATTGTTCCAGATAATAATGCAAGTTATAATCCTAATTTAACGCGAAGTCAAGTTTTTGTTATTGATGAAATAATAAAAATGGCAGAACAAAAAGTATTAACCAATAAAAACAAATAAGTATGAACGCTTACTATCATTATAAGTATAAACATGGACTACAATTTGTTTCTACTGCACCTATTGAAATGATGAGAGCGTGGTTTAAATCGGATTATCATAAGTGCGGTTTAGCTATTAAAGAAGAAGATTACCCAAGACTTATAGGAGTTTGGAAATTTAAAAAATATAATAACAAATAAGTATGGAAGAAAAAATTAGTCCAATAAGCATAATGTCTGATACTGAAAGAAAAGCGTATTTTGAAAACCACAAAACACAAGTTGCTAACGCACTTGAAATAATGGATTATTTAGAAAGAACAAAATATACAAAAGTTTGGCATGAACAATTAGATTACATAATGAATAATTTTTTAATAACCAATAAAAACAAATAATTATGGAAATATACATTGAAATACTTGGCAGTATTGAAATAAAAGAAATAGGAGAAACTCCTAAAAACTCAATGACTTGTTTTTCTTTTTTTGCAGAAAACGACCAAAAAGCATTATCCATAGCGAAAGAATTAGGAATTAAAAGTTATGGGAAAATAACCGATATAAAGCTACAAGGCATACATTACTAACCAATAAAAACAAATAAGTATGGAAAATAAAAGAGAGTACTCAATAAATGTTTTTGGCAGAGAAATTGAAATCTTTAACCCAAAAGCGTACATTAGAACAATAAGCAAAACACCAATTATACCACTCTCGAAAGACCAAGAGGTTTTTTTAAATGGAAAAGAAGTTGTTTTTTTGTGTAGCAAAAATCAATATGGTGCTGAATTGCAAATACCCATATTCACAAGGGAGTTTGGAAAATTGGCAGACGAATTTATAGACGAATTTATGAGAAGAAACGCTGAATATACTAACCCATAAAAACAAATAAGTATGAACTACACTTTAATTTTTGAAGATAAGAAAGAAAACACACAAACAATAGATATACAATTTATTTTGGAAGTGTTTAATCAAATAAAAATAAATTTGCCAAAAATAAAGAAATATGACTATAAAATTACTTTGCTTAAAAATGATGGTAATATATCTGAATATTTATCAAAGCCAAAAAACACAAATATTTTAATTCAAATGGTAAAAGATTATTATAAATTTATTGATGATAAATTGGCACTAATAGAAACTCCAGAAAAAGATGAGGTTATTTTGTTTAATACGGGAAGTTCAGATTGGTTTGATACAAATATTTTTGAAGCGTTAAAAAGACCTTGCGACAAAACAACTAAATTATTCATTGTCAAGAAAAAATATTTGATTGAAGTGAGCAAAAAACACACCGAACTTGGAATTTATAAACTAACCAATAATAAAAAATAATATGAAAATTATTTTAAAAAATACAACTAAATATATTTACTTAAATAAAAATTGCTACTTACTTAATTATGAATTAAATGGAAGCACAATGATTTTAGATTATTGTATTGGGTATTATTTTAAAATTCAAAATATAGGTACTGATAAAAATGAACAAAGGAAAGGTCAAGCAAGTAAATTGATTGATAAAGCAAAATCAATAGCAAAAACTAAAGGATTTGCAGAAATTCAATTATACTTACCAACAGACAAATATATTCATAGCAAATTTTTTACCAAGCAAGATTATGATAAAGCAGTTTTATTTTACAAAAAAAATGGATTTAAGTTTTACCCAAAATCTTCTGTAAAGATGTATTATAAAATAACCAATAAAAACAAATAAGCATGGAAAACAAACTATTAAAAGCAGATTACAATAAAGAATTATACAAAATAGAAATAATAGTGTGCAAGAACTCAAACGTATTTAAAGTACAAACTATTGAAAAAGACTATAATATAACTTACGAAAGCATAATTGGAAGTTTAGAAATTTCAAAAATGAATTTTATAAAAAAACAAAGCGAAGCAAACAGAAAAGAATATAAAAAATCAAAAAAGCATAAATAATATGGAAGAAATAGAAAAAGAAATCTTAGAGTTAGAAAAAGAACTAAAAAGCCTAAAAGATGAATATCAAATAATTGATAAGTTTTTTAAAAAAGGCATGGATGGAAATAAGTTTAGAGAGTTAATGGCTCAAAAAAATGAACTTGAAAAATTCATCGCAGAAGTAGAGGTTGAGTTAGAAATTTTAAATAAAGAAAAAGAAAATAATTCATGATAGGAATAGGTTGTACAACTTATAATAGACCAGATTGTTTGCGGTTATTTAAAGAACAAATTTTAAAGCATACAAATATGGAAAATGTAAAACTATATATAGCTGTTGATTTTGATTCAGAAAGAAAAGGAGTAGCTTATAGAAAAAATGAATGCCTTAGAAATCTTAAAGATTGTGAATATGTTTTTTTATTTGACGATGATTGCTTTCCTATAAAAGATAATTGGATAGATTTTTTTATAAGTTCTAACCAAGAACATTTATTATTTTTGTCTAAAAATTTACACTCTTACAAAGAAACTGTTAAAAATATTGAAGTTTATAATAATTGCGGTGGAGTATTTTTATTCATGAAAAAATCTGCTATAGATAGAGTTGGAGCATTTGACGAAAGTTTTGGAATATATGGATTTGAGCACGTAGATTATACTAATAGAATAATTGGTAAAAAAGGAGATTATCCAATGCTTATAGGAACTGAAGAATATTTATACGCTTTAGATTACTCTAACTCAAAGCATAAATCAAGTATAAATTCAAATGAAAGAAATGAAATAGTTTCAAAAAATATTCAAAAATACAATGAAAGTAAAATTTGTCAATACATTCCACTATGAATAATCTTTTAGTTAACTTTTATATAGATAAAAATGAATCAAGAAATTTAGAACTTGAAACTTGCTTCATAGAAAATTTAAACAATCCAAGTATAGATAAAATAATAATGTTTTGTGAAGAAAAAGATTTTGAAAATATTAGTTCAAAACTTAATTTTTATAAAGTTACCCAAATAATAACAAATAAAAGACCAACTTATAACGACTATTTTGCTTTAACAAAAAAAGAAGATATTAACATCATAGCTAATTTAGATATAATTCTACCAGAAGAAACTATAAATAAAGCTAAAACTTATTTAAACAATAAAACGTGTTTAGCGTTATCAAGATGGGATTTAATAAATAAAACATCAATACACTTTAATAGAAGTGATTCTCAAGACACGTGGATATTTATGGGAGAAGTACCTAAAATAAATGGAGCAGATTTTACTTTAGGCGTTGCTGGATGCGACAATTCAATAGCTTATCTATTAGAATCTAATGGCTATAATGTTATAAACCCATCTAAAACTCTTAAAACATTACATTTACACGAAAGCAATATTAGAAATTATATTAACAATTTAGGAAAAGCAAAAGAAACTATTCCACCTCCTTATAAACTAGTAAATCCAACAGAATGAAAAAGTTATTACATGTTATGATGGGTAAATCTAATGTAGATTTGCAAAGAGCTTTAAATTTAGAATTTAATTGTATTCATTTTGATTGGACAACTTATCAATCCAAATCTTCTTTGTTACAAACTAATTTATTAAATGAGTTTAATTGTTTTAAACCTGATTTTGTGTTTATGCATTTACAAAGTGGAGAAGTTTTAGATATTTCAACAATTGAATACATGGCAAATAACTCAATAGTTGTAAATTGGACAGGAGACGTAAGATACCCTTTGCCGACTCATTATTTACAAATAGGTAAAATTATACATAGTACGCTATTTACAAATATGAATGATGTAGAAACTTGTTTACAAAATGGAGTAAAAGCAGATTATTTACAAGTAGGATATGACTCTACTAATTTTACTCCTCGTGGAGAAACAAATATAAAATATCAACCTATACTTTTTTTAGGAAGTAATTATTCTAATATTATAAATTTTCCTTTAACCAATTATAGAAATGAAATGGTTAAAATTTTAAAAAATAGATTCGGGAATTATTTTGGTTTGTATGGAAATTTTTGGAATGGTTTCGCTGATGGAAATATAGATAATTATCATGAAGAAGGAAAAGCATATCGTTCTTCAAAAATAGCTATAAATTTAAGTCATTTTGAATATAAAAGATATAGTTCTGATAGGCTTTATAGAATATTAGGAAGTGGAGCTTTTTGTCTTACTCATTATTATCCAGAAATAGAAAAAGATTTTACCGACGGAAAAGATTTAGTTATTTGGAAAAATTTTGATGATTTAATAGACAAAATAAATCACTATCTAATTAACGAAGAAGAAAGAAAAATAATAGCTAATAATGGTTATAATAAAGTAATAAATAATTACACTTGGGATAATTTTGCTCAAAATTTAAAAAAAATAATATATGAATAGACAATTAGATTGGGTTTTAAATATTAAGAATATTAAACCCACAAAAATTTACGCTCAATTTGGAGAAGAAGCTATATTTGATTATATTTTTCAAAACATAGGTGTAACAAATAAATACTTAGTAGATTTTGGAGCAAGTTCTCTCAATTTAGGACTAAGTAATAGTAAATACCTTTTAGAAAAAGGCTGGAAAGCGCTTTTAATGGATGGAAAAAGTGATGGGAATCCTTTAATCAAAGAAGAATTTATTACCGCAGAAAATATTTGCGATCTTTTTAAAAAATATAAAGTACCAACTGAATTTGATTTACTTTCTATAGATATAGATGGAAATGACGTTTGGGTTTTAGAAAATATACTTAAAGAATATAAACCAAGAGTTATCATAAATGAATTTAATGGTTGTATAGATAATGGAGAAAATAAAGTAATAAAATACAATCCTACTCATACTTGGGGAGAAAATGATTATTATGGAGGCAGTTTTGAAGCTTTTAAAGTTTTAGGAAATAAGTTTGGATATACTTTGGTTCATCAAATCGCAACAACAAACATGTTTTTTATAAGAGAAGACATAGTTCCAAATGTAGAATATGGAGTAACTTATCAAAAAACTCAATACCACGCCCATTCAGCAAATAGAGAATGGATAGAATATAAATAAAAAAAAATATATATGTATACAGATTTATTACCAAACGAACCAATTTTAATGCCTTATCAATCTAAGCCATTAAACAATGATACTTTTGCTTGCCAAGAGTTTTTAAAACTTAAAGAAAAATATGAAATAAAAACACTTGTAGAATTAGGCTCTTGTGTTTTTGGCTCAACAAAATGGTTTGCGGAAAATTTTGAAAAAGTAATTACAGTAGAAATAAATGAACAATTTAGAAATATAGGGTTACAAAGAGCTAAAGGATTAACTAATATAGTTTCTTTATTAGGAAATAGTGTTCAAATGTTACCTGAAATGTTAAAAAACTGTGACGATAATACTATTATTTTTATAGATTCACATTGGCAAACTTTGCCTTTATTAAACGAATTAAAACTAATAAAAGAAAGTGGATTAAAACCATGTATAATAGTTCACGATTGCTACGTTCCAAATGAGCCAAAATTAGGATATGATAGTTACGATGGAGTAATTATTAGCCATGACACCATGAAGCCTTACCTTGAAAGTATTTATGGAAAATATGATTACCATTATAACAGTAACGAAACTTCAACAGAAGTGAAAAGAGGAATTATTTATATATACCCAAAAAAATAAAATATGGAAAATGTAACAAAAAAAACGGTTAGTTCAATTTTATCTCAAGAATCTATAAAATCTAGATTTGCAGAGATATTAGGTAAAAATGCAAATGCGTTTATGAGTAGTATTATTTCAGCAACAAAAGCTAATCCATCTTTAGCAGATTGTGAACCTGAAAGTATAATTTCAAGCGCGGTAATTTCAGCAACTTTAAATTTGCCTATACAATCAAATTTAGGATTTGCACATATAGTTCCTTATAATAGTAAAGACCAAAATGGTAATACTGTTAAGCAAGCTCAATTTCAAATGGGTTATAAAGGATTTGTACAGTTAGCTCTTAGAACAGCGCAATATAAAAATATTAATGCTAGTGAAGTATATGATGGTGAATTAGTAAAACATGATAGAATAACTGGAGAAGTTGAACTTGATACTACTAAAAAAAGAACTAATAAGATAATAGGTTACGTTGCTTATTTTAAACTACTAAATGGATTTGAAAAAATGTTGTACATGACAAAAGAACAAATAGAAAATCATGGCAATAAGTATTCTAAGTCTTATTCTAGTAAATATGGTAGATGGCAACAAGATTTTGATAGTATGGCTTTAAAAACTGTTATTAAGTTGTTATTAAGCAAATATGGCATTTTATCTGTAGAAATGCAAACAGCTATTACCGTAGACCAAGCTATTATTAAAAATGCAGATACTATGGAAATAGAATACGTAGACATTAATGAAAAAAATAATAGCCAAACAATAGATATAGAAGTAAAAGAATTAGAAGAAATAAAAATAATTGAAAGTGATAATTTTAAAAAACTAAGTAAAAATGGAAAAGTTAATTAGATACCAATTATACCAATCAGAAACTAGTGGAAAATATTTTGTAAAATATCCAGAATCTCCAGAAAAAGAAATTGGAAAAGGAGAGTATAACTATTTGTTAGAAGAAAAAAATAGAATTTTAGATAGATATTTGAACTCTTCAGAATATACTTTAAATTGCAACACATGCCAGCCGAAAAAACAAAAATAAAAAGCTTTAGACTTAAAGTTTCTACTTTAGAACAATTGTCAGAAATATGTATAAAATCTGATAGAAAAGTAAATTGGTACGTTCAAAAGATATTAGATGCTTATTTACAAAAAGTAAAAAAATGAGTTACTTAAAACAAAAAACAAAGCATCTTGTACCTTTAATAAAAAAAGCATTTGAAGAAAATCCAGATTGTGTTAATGATTTAAACTTGCTTTCTGGTTATATTTGGAAATATGAAGGAGTAAATGAAGAAATGGAATTTGAAGAATTTTTTGTAGGCTTATTAGAAAATAGATTTAGTCCTCAAAATATTATAGCAAGAGTTCAAAAAATGGTAAAATATCAAATAAAAAAAGAAAATGAATCCATTTGAAAAGTGGTTAACCTACGAAGATAAAGAACACGTTAAAGTAGTTAATTGGTTAAAAGAAAATTTACCAAACGTAATTGCTTTTCATGTCCCTAATGAAGGCAAAAAAAGTGCTTTTGAAAGATATAAAGCATCAATTATGGGTATATTAAAAGGATGTCCAGATTTTATCATTTTACATCCAAAACATAGTGAACCAAAAAAAGACGAATTTGGTAATGTTTATAAAGAACTACAATATAATGGACTAATGATTGAATTAAAAGCTCCAGAACATGAAAGAGTAGTAAAAAAAGGTAAAAATATAGGCAAAATTACTATATCAAAAGGCAAATTAAGTGAAGAACAAGAAGATTTATTAAAAAGATTAAATAAAATAAAATATAAGGCGGAGTGCTGTTTTGGAGCAGAAGAAGCTATAAAAGAAATAAAAAACTATTTTAATATTAAGTGATTGTTACATTTGTATAAAACCAAAAATAAATTTTTTTTATTCAATTATTGTTTTTATTTTTGTATTTTAATTAAAACTCTTTGGAACAAGAAATTGCAAATAGATGGGAAAAGAAAAAGAACCACATCGAAACTCTTGCGAATAATTTAAGAAAATTAAGGTTAAATCTTACTAGAGATTTGAATAGTAAGAATGAGAAAGATAAATTGACGGCTCTTGTTATTTCTATTATGGATAAAACAGGAGAAAGAGTAGGAAATAATAACTCAGCAGAAAATGGTCATTATGGAGTTACAGGATTAAAAAAGAGACACATTAAAATAAATGGTAATAATATTACTTTAAAATATGTTGGTAAATCTGGGGTTGAACAAGAAAAAAGTTTTAGTGACGCTAAAATAGCAAAAGCTTTAAAAGAAGTAATAAAAAATAATAATTCAAATGATGTATTTGTAACTTCTAATGGATTTAAAATTTCTAATGATAGAGTTAATAGATATTTAAGTGAATTTAATATTACAGCAAAAGACATTAGAGGTTATTCAGCTAATAATTGGATTATAAAAAAATTAGAAGCTAAAGATTTACCAAAAGAAGAAAAAGATAGAAAAAAAATATTTAGTGAAACATTAAAAAGTATAGCAGAAAAAATAGGACACGGTAAAGGAACTTTGAAAAAACATTACTTAATACCAGAACTTGAAATTAACTATATAGAAAACGCCAACATAATAAACTTATCTAATAAAGATACTTATAATAGTGGTGGAATTATTAAAAACTTTGAATATGCAATAGGAGGGCTATAAAAATGGGCAGATTAGTTAAACCAAATACAATAAAAAAGAGAAATAAGTCAGATTATTTTTCTATTGCTACTAATTCTAAAAATCAAAAATTTAGTAAAGTCGGAGAATATAAATATTGTTTATTAGATAATCAAGGAATTTATACTAATTACGTTAAATTTTCAAATTCAAAAGAAAAATTATTAAAGGATTTTGAAGAGGTAAAATTTGGAAATGATTTTAAAAAAAATTTTATAATTGTTGAAACAGAAATAATTAAAAATAAAGTAATGAAAGATGGAGGTGAAATTTCATCAAAATTTGAATACCAGATAGGAGGTTTATGAATTTAGCACCTAATGGAAAACCAAGCAACTTGACTGCCGAACAATATAAATTAGTTCGCACTTCTGCTTTTAAAAATTGGTTTGGGGATTGGGAAAATGACCCTAAAAATGCAAGTAAAGTCGTTGATGACAATGGAGAGCCTTTAGTTGTATTTCATGGAAGTCCGAATGGAATAATTACTGAATTTTTACTTAATGAAAATCTTGTTAAGTCAAGTGGATTAAAAGAGTATGGGGTTTATTTTACAACTAATAAAAACATTCCAAAAGTTTATCAAAGAAAACAAATTGATAAAACAGAGGAGTGGAAAAATAAAATAAAAAATCTTGAAGATAAAATAAGTAAGGTTAGAAATAACATTGAATATGATAAATTAACTAAAGAATTATATTTAATGAAGTATGGTCGTGTTTATGAAGCATTTTTAAATTTAAGAAAGATTGTAACATTTGATGGAAAAGGTATGTCGGGCATAGAAGCATATCAAAACTTAAAAGTCGATGCAGGATATGATATTAAAACAGGTCGTGAAGCTATGAATTTTTTAACTGAAGGTTATGTTGGATGGGATAATTTTGGAAGAAAAAAAGTAGTTGAAAAAGTTGATGGAGTGAAAGCAGAAAATATTGTTGAGTTGAGCGAATCTTCTGAATTGTATAAATATCAAAGTCAAGATTACATAGGAACTACATATTTAGTATTTCCAAATAAAGATGGTAAATTTACTAATATAAAACTCGCAGATGGCACAAACACGACTTTTGACAGTAGTAACCCAGATATTCGTTATGAAAAAGGTGGAACTACTAAAGAATTTATTTATACAATAGGAGGACTTTAAAATGGCAGGTTGGAAACATAAAAAAACATCTATAATAGTAGGAAATAAAAATAACCCTACAAAAATGGAAGCTGGCCAAGTTATTATTAACAAAAAAGCTACTAAACAAAATTTAGATAAACTTATTGATATTAACAATGACGGCTTAGATTCTCCAAAACAAGGAGTAACAACTGATGGAACTGATGGTGGACTTTTAAAAGGTAAACCTCACTACGATAAAAATGGAAATTCATTAGGTGGAATACCAGTTGAAGTAGATGGAGGTAAAAAAATTGAAGTTGAAGGAGATGAGTTTGTTGTAAATAAAGAAGCTTCTCAAAAACATTGGAAAGAATTAAGTAAAATAAATCAAAGCGCTGGAAATGGAGTACCTATTCATGGAAGTGATGTTGGAGTAGATGAAGACCCAGAAGAATTTGCTGGAGGTGGTAAAATAGAATTTAACCCAAACCATTTGCCAAGTAAAAAAATATATAATTTTGCTAAAATGGTTAAACAAAAATATCCTAAAGTTTGGGATATGGGAGGCAACATTTTTGGCAACGAAGCTTTTAAAAATTTAGAAAGAGTTTTAAAACGTGGATATTGGACAGATAATGAAGAATGGATGTATAAAAAATGGAGAAGCTATGTTGCTCGTCACCATAAAGATTTTAGAATTGCTGGAACAGTAGCAATGCTTAAATGGGTAGATAAAAGTGACAAAGGTTGGCCATATATGAAAGACTTAATCCAAAAAGAAATCGATAAAAAGTATAGTAAGAAAAAAGAAGGTGGTCCAGTAACTTACAAACAAAAATATAATAAAAAATATGGCTATGATAAAAATGAAAGCCATGATTTAAAAGAAATAGCAAAAGATACTAAAGTTTCTAAAAAAGGACTTCAACAAATTTATAACAAAGGAGTAGGAGCATATAATACAAACCCACAAAGCGTAAGACCAACAGTAAAATCTGAAGAACAATGGGGTATGGGTAGAGTATATAGTGCAGTTATGGGAGGTAAAGCAGCAAAAATTGATGCTAAAGAATTAAAAATGGATTTAGGAGGACCAATTCAAAACTCACCTTTAAATATAATTTTAGAAAAAGTAAAGCCTTATCAAGATGAATTAACTGAAAAATGGATTAAAGCAATAAATGAAGAAGGAAAAATAAAGCTATCGGATTGGGATATTGAAATGTATCAATTTATGCTTGTAATGGACTTAACTAAAGCAATAGGAAATTATTTAGAAAAAACAGATTCAATAAAAGATTTAAAATTCTCAAAACAACAAGGTTCTATAACAATTTCATGTATAATAGTTAGAGAAGAAAAAGAATATTATTTTTCAACAGAAGTTATAATAGCTGGAGGTTACAATATTCAAAAACTGCATTTAAGATACATAGTTCATACTACTTTACCTAATAAAAAGAGTAATCCAGAATATGAAAAATTAAATGAGCAGTATAAAAAAATGACTAAAGCTCAAAAAATTCAAGAGCAAATTTCTTATGCTAAAAATGCTATTGCTAAATATGAAGTTAAACTTAATGAAGCAAAAGAAAATTCAAAACTTTCAAATTTAGAAGTAGAAAAATTATCAAGAGAAGATAAACCAGATTCGTGGAGAACAAATGATACTTCTTGGGAAACAATAGTTGAAAGAGGAGCAAATAAAAACTTTGATTACAGCAAAGAAAAATATTTACAAAGTCAAAAAGAATATAAAGATTATTTGATTAAATCTTGGAGAACTTTCAATGCCAATTATACTCAATATGAAAACATGATAAAAAGAGAGCAAAAAGAAATTGATAAATTTAACAAAAAACTTGCTGAACTTGGAGTTACTAAAATGGAATTTGGAGGAGAAATTGAATTTAAAAAATGGCAACAAAAAAATAAACCAAATCAAAATGGGTTAACAGAATTTGAATTAAAAGATGGAACTTCAATATCTGTAGATTGGATAAATTCAATAATACTAATTAGTAAAAAGCTAAGAGGATTAGATTATGTAGAAAATATAGAAGATTATGGCAAAGGTAGTTTTGAAGATAGAAATGTAAGATATAATAATTTTTTAAATAGAGTGAAAGAACTTGCTTTAGGTGAAGCATCTTTTGAGATAGGTAATAACAAACAACATTTAATACAAATGCAAACAGGTGGAAATATAAACAAAGCAGATATTTATTTTAGCATACATGGACTTATAAAAACTCCAAATGTTGATGTAATGTACCATTCTTTATTTGATAAAGTAAATGGAATAGAAAAAGCTAAAGACGCGGCTAAAGTAATGTTTGAAGTAGATAAAGATTTAGATAGAGTAGAAATAATAGGAGATAAAACCAAAACTTTATATTATGCTGTAACTAAAAACGCAGATGGTAGTTTAAATTTTGAGTCGAAAGATTTAGTAAGTAAACAAATACAAAATGTAGCCATAGGTGGAAGAGATTACGTACAAAAAACTGGAAAATATCATTTTGATTTTTTAAATGATTTTAATGGTAAAGATATATCAAGCGTGATTAGGTCAGTTTATAAATTTCCAAATGAAGAAGACTATAATAACGTAAAAGAATATATTAAAGAAAATAAAATAAGAGTAAACAACTACGACGATATAAACAATGTTGTTACTTTTGATGAGCAAATAATGGAATTAGGTGGAGAACTTAAAAAAGGAATAGAAGCAGAAAAAGAACATATTGGAACAGCAGAAAAGTTATACCAACGTCAAATTACTCCAGAACAATCTGCAAAAAGCATAGCAAAAGAACATTTAAAAGAAGACCCAAAATATTATACAAAATTAGAAACAATTGAAAAACCAAAAATAATGGAAAATTTATATTATTTAGCCAAAGGAAATACTATAACAGAAAAACCTTCTAGTTATATTATGAAAATTGAAGGCTATACAAAAGATGGAGTATTAGTTAAAAGAGTTACAAGATTTGAAAATTCACAGCCACAAGAATTAAAGTTTGAACATATTTTAGAAGATATAGAGAAAGGATTTATAACTTTTGACGGAAAAGAATATTCAACAGACAGAGATAAATCTTTGTTGATGGCAGAAATCCATAACATAAAAGAAAGCTTTAAAAATGATAAAAAAGAAACTGGAGGTAATCTTGAAAATAAATTGGATAGATTAGAATACTTAGGGAAAAAATACACAGAAGTTTCTAATAAAATAAATAGTATCTATAAAGAATACGAAGAGTTATTTAATGAACAATATGCTAAGTTCAATAAAGAGCAAAAAGAAGGAATGGAAAAACTTAATGAATTAGGTTTGACTTATATTAAAAGTGGAAAAGCTCAAGATAAAGAAGCTTATGATGATTACGCAAAGAAATACAATGAAATATTTGAAAACCATAATAAAACTTTAGATAAATTACGAAGTGATAGAGACTTTTGGTTAGAAGACTTAAATATGGAATTAAAAAAAATATCTAAAGAAATGTTTTCAAAAATGGAAACTGGAGGTAATGTTGGAAATGTAATAAAAATAGCTAAAGACATGCCTTATATGGCTTCTTTAAGTAATTTATATGGAAAAGACTTAAAAGTTATAGACGTTAAAGATGTATTTTTTGCTTCAGGTAACCAAAAGTATTTTACTGTTGATGTAGATGGAGAACAATATGAAGT